CATTATCACCGTCTGTCCACTTGCCTTCGCCTGTGTAGTCGGTTACTTCTTTATTGATGCCTGGTGCTGGTCTAAAATTAACTAATGGCATGAAAGCCACTATACTATAAAAATTTAACTTTTAAAGGGCCCAGTTCCGTAAAGCATAGTATAGCTTACCCTTTTATTGTTTTGCCCTTTTTTCATTGAAACGCTATCTGTTTCGTGAGGCATAGAAGCGTCAAATATAATAGCTCTATTGTACTTGTATGGAACTCTGTAAATAACATGGGGTTTTTCATATACTAGATTTTTTAGAAAGTAAGGATCCTCATTATATTTTTCACGTGTTAAATCAGAGGAAACTTTAACACTGTAAATATTAAGTCCGTTTTTAAATTTATCTTCTACACTCTCGTTAGGAGTCACCCATACATTAACATTAAAACTTGAGGGATCACAGTGAATAGCAACTCCCTTAGCTTTGTTATCATAAATAAAAGACCACGCTCTAACAAAGTCACCAAATAATCTTGTTGAACATTTTTCTAAATCATCAACGATATATTTCGTAAAGTCATCTTTTAAAGTATAATCTACAGCTTGATATGTAACATAATCATCATCAAACTCATTACGAAGAACCATTCTTTGATGAAGAGCAATACAGACTGTTTTTGTAAAAAAATCATCTAAAACAACACAACCATTTTTTTCAAGTCTGTCTTCAATTTCTCTCCAATTTCTATTATTTACAAATCTCATATGACGTCAAAATTAAAAGCTAAAGATATTCTTTCATGTCCATCTCTTCCACAAGAAGTTACTGAATGTGGTTTATTGCCTTTGAAAAAAATCATCTCTTTTTCTTTCGGTGAGTGAATAAAACTTTCAGAAATAATAGTAGGAACAAGATGATGAAAATTAATTGTTGATTTATCACAACAAACTTTGTGATAATAAACACCAGACCACTTATGTATGTCGTGAATATGTGGTAAGTTAAAGCTATTACCATTATTAATATTTAACCAAAAATTACAGAGTTTTGCTTTGATATTGATTTCAAGTAAACTATCAATAGAAAACTTTATCAAATCATAAAAACCAAAACTTATATCATTACTTTGATACCCATTACGATTACTTATTACTCTTCCTTTGTCAAAAGTAAGTATGTGATCAATATGGTTTTGTATTTGATTTGAGTCTCCTGTGTATTGATTTATAAAAAAAGATTCTTTATATATTTCTTTTTCAATCATTCTTCTTTTCTAACATACTTCCAACATGTCCTTTAAATGCTCGGTTACCAAAGTGCGTTAGAGGCATTGCCATATCTGCCCAAATTTCTCCACCACATTCTTGCCATAGTCTTGAAAAGTAATAATCCTCTGATAAATACCTTTTTTGTTTTGCTGTTTGATAAGGACCGACCGCAAATAAATCATAGCAGTTATCAGATTTAAAAGACTTACCATTAATGATTTGATCAGATTCATATTTACGTTCTGGAAATTTTTTCATCATGGTGCGGAACACCTCTCTCTTAACAAGCATCATTCCTGTAGCTGCTTCGCTTACTTTACAAAAACCATTTTCCATTTTGACGTTTTGAGGATCATCAAAATTTAAATTATACCCCAAGGATTTTACCTCTAGTTCTTCTTCAGAGATATCTGGATTCTTCTTAAATTCTGCTTTTGCTTTTTCCCAATGAATATGTTTTCTAGGATAGATGCCACAAACAACATCTTTATCTGCACAAATTAATCTTTGTATATTTTCAGCATTGAATCCTATATCGGCATCTATAAATAATAAGTGAGTAGCAACATAATCTGTTTGATCCATCATCATAGAAACAATAGTATTTCTTGCTCTGGTAATTAAGCTTTCATTGCCCATAGTTTGTACTCTCATTCCAACACCATTAGCCATGGACCATTGTTGAAGTTGCAATAAACCGTGCATTGTGTTTTCAGTTAACATCCCGCCATACATAGGCATTCCTAAAAATATTTTAAAACCTTTATTTTTCAGTTCTTCTGGTTTGATCATTTATTCTCCTTTTTTTTAAGTCTTTGAAATCTGTTATTGAAGTATAAAGATAATTTTTGATTAATATAGTCAAATTTTTCATATGACTCTAAATGAAGTTTAAATTTTATATTTTTTTCCGTTAAGGGAATTAGTTGAACTAAAGGTTTTCCAGCTTGAAATAAAACATTTTCAAAATTACTAGGTTGTACAAAAGCATTGATATTAACACTATCTTGATATTTAAATCTCATTATTCCAGAAGGTATGTGAATTAAAAAAGGATTTAAACCCCAATGAAAACCAGTGAATAAAAACTTTATGTCTTGCTTACATCTAAAAGACCAGGGAGTGCATATTTTAAAATGCAGGTATTTAGTATCGTCTAGATATGTTTTCCATTGACTTGAATTGTGAAAATCAACATGAGTTTTATTATCTGCATATTTGACAACAATTTCTTTTTTTTCGTTATCTCGATACACAACAAAATCACTCCAATTAGGTATTACTAAACCTGTGCTAAACATATCTCTAACTCCTATGCAAGTTCGAAGAGAACCTTGCGGTACTGGTGTTGTAGAAACGTTACTAGGTGTTTTTTTAAACCAAGAAGGAATAAATTTTCGTGTGTAATCAATGGGAAAAGTATCTAATACTTCTTTACGATAAGTGACAACATCTAAAGTTAAAGATGGTTTTAAAAATTTAAAAAGCATTACTTTTCAAAAAAGTCTAATACTTCTTTTGGTATTTTATTTAATATGTATTCTTTTTGTTTTTCTGTTAAATAGGATGTCTTGTTACTTAAATAATTATTCTTTCTTTCGTCAAATGATTTATCAGTTTGAGCAACTCGGTAATCAACATTGTTCGAAAATATAATCCACTGAGGTGTTTTTTTGTGTAATTTTAATTTTGTTTGCATTTCGGATAACACTTCAACCGCTCCTGCTTGATCACACATTTTTTTCTGATTCATTATTACAAAGTTAGAACGGTGTACATATTTCATCCATTCAATGTGAAACTCAATCCATACGTTAATAGCTTTTGGTAGACTAAATTTATACAAGGCATTTTCCCATAAAAGCTCTGGATCGTGATAATCTTCAAACTTAGCTAATCCCCAACGATTAATAAAATCAACGTCATTTCTTATGATACTTTCCATCCACATCAGTGGAGTCTTGTAACAAAAAACAACAGGAGTTGACTGAGAAAGGTTTGCGGTTGCTTGTTCTGCATCTGGAGAATGTTTCCAAGACCAATGACCAAGATCATTTACATTACCATGATTACAATAAAAATTAGTTAACGTAATTTCTTTGGCAAAATTAGTGCATGTTCTTTGAATACCAAAAGTGTAAAACTTCATTTATTTTTTTGTAGAAGCACTAGCTCCTAGTGAATTTCTTTTATCAAACTTATAGTCTTTATATTCTCCTTCTTGATCAACATAGTGTAAAAACACCGTTATAAAGTGATCATGTTGACAGTATTCTCTCCAATGAATTTTATCCATTCCCTTAAATAAAAGAGCATTATTAGGCAACATAGAAAACTTGTGATCAATACGATATCTATTGTATGACTTATCATCGTCAAAAAACTTATAATCAGAAGTTTTGTCTTCTTCTCCTACAAATATTTCGTAAGGTTTGTCTATAGGATCTGCGCCTAAACAGAGAGCAACCGTATATTCACAAGAAGGTCTATCTTTATGTATCGGTAAACAAGAACCTTTATCATAAATTCTAAAGAAAGAATAAGTTGGCCAAAGCTTTTTACCAACGTTTTGTTCAACAACAGGAGTTGACATATCTAAGAGTGTCTCCATTAAATGATCACCATACTTAGCGATCAATGAGCTTGTTTGACTGTCAATCTTAACTTCAGAATAATTAGAGTATTTTATCAAAGCATAAGAATTACAAAGATTTAAAATTTGTTCTGGTAAAAATTCTTTAATAAAAATTGGATTCATACAAACCATCCTATCAGTGCATAACGTGTTCCTTTAGTTATTTGATTTACTTGATGAGGATACATAAAATTAGAAGGAAATATAATTGTATCCCCTATGTTTTGTGGAAACTGAACCTTATTTTTAGGAAAATCAAATACAAATTCACCACCCTCAAAGTCATTGTTTAGACAAACAGATATTGAAAGTTGTCTTAAAGGGACAGTGGCTCCCATATCGGTGTGAAACTTATAACCTGCTTTATATGTGTTATGTTCATATTTTAGAAAATCAATTGTAGAAAATTTACTTATATTTGAATATGGAAACTTTTCTTTATAAACATCCATAGCTTGCCAAAGTTTTTCTTCTACTATGTTTTGTACTATTTTTTGTCCAAAAGATTTTGGTTGTAGGATATTTTTAGAAATACAATTTCTAACTTCTTTATTCATACCACCGACTGTGGTGGCATCAACTAAATTATTATCATCATAATAAGATATTATTTTTTCACAAAGAGAACTTGGAAAAAATTTTCTAATTTCTAAGATATAATCTTGAATCACTTAGTAAATAATACTGTGTCCTGATAAATAAGTGTCTCTATCGGTATCTGCTTTAGCGACAGCTTCGTCATGAATTCTTTTTATTTCAGCTTTATATGTATCGTTTGTTGTAAAAGAATTACTTATTGACTCTAAGTTAGGATTGTTTTCAGTTTCAAACTTACTATTCCATATATCTTGAGCCTCACATCTAATAACAACATTATTCACCCATTGAGGTAAATCCGACTGACTTTCATAAACATAGTTTGGATCGTTATTTGTATATTCTAATTCAAAACTCCAAGTGCCGTTTTTATTTCTACACTGAAGAGCATGAACATCAGAAGGAATCTCAGTATGAGAACGAATATTATAATAAACTTTATTATCAATATAAACGTCTGACTCTGTGTTACCTGTACCTAATGCAGGTCCTGCATCATTATTTAATTGATAATCACCAGAGCCGTCTCTGTAATATACATTGTTGTCTGGATGAATATCCGCATCAAAGATGATAGTTAATCTCGAATTAACTGTTGTATTATTTATTGTTATCGACATCTTTTTTACCTTTGTTTCCTTTCTTTACTTTTACCTTATTATTGCTTAATTGTCTAATGGTTTCATCTTCAAAATTTTTATTTTTTTCCTGTATTGCTCTTTGATGATCACCAATTAATGAAAAAATACTATGCGCATTCATCGCAAGATTTTTAGCTGATTCACTGCCCTCAAGTAGTTTATTAAAAGCTGATTGTTGTTTAGTCATTTCATTTCTAAATGATTCAGTAGCTGCTTGAGTTCCTTGAATATGCCTTGAATTTTCAACTAAAAGTAAAGGTATCCACGCTATTGAACAACCCCATTCTTGTACAGGAGCACCAGTTTGTGGATGAGTTCCCTGTAACATGTTATACCAAATGCATTGTGTTTTTATACACTTCTTATTAAGAAGAGGGCACTTCCCATCGGGATCAAATATGGGCATTAATCTTTGTTGGCGACAATTACGTTTGCGTACTTAACATTCATAGCAGGCATAGAAATGGTTCCACCTAAAGATGAACTATCGACACTGAATGGGTGTGAGTGACTTCCACCACCACCAGTAGAACCTGTTGGGTTTGGACCAGGGTTACTTGCGTTTTGTGCTAAACCTGTTCCACCACCACCTGGTGTTGCTGACTTTGGTCCTGGGTGAGTATGAGAAGAAAGTTCTGGAGTTGAAAGAGTATGCCCTCCAACAGTTCCTGTTACTGAAACTGTTGCGCCAGAAGAATCTGCATTTCTGCTTGATGCAAATGTAGAATAGAAAGAATCAGAACCACCAGTTCCACCACCAGTTCCTGTTACAATTGACATTGCGGTATTTGCTAAAGCTGCACCAGTTTGTTTTGTCCAGCCTGTTGGAGCAGAAGCTTGATTAAAAATCATTGATGTGTTTGCTTCAAAAGGATCAACACCCGTTAATCCCGCACCGTTACCAGAGTAAGATGTAGCAGTTACTAAACCATTCGGATTTAATGTAATGGCTGAGTTAACAGTAATATTTTTTCCAGAGGCTACAGAAACATTATCGTTAAAAGTAGCCGCACCAACAACGTTAGCAGTTCCCTTAATAGACAAGTTACCTAAAGAATTTGCAAAAAGGTCAACCATAGTGTTCCCAGTACAATACATAATTGTGTGAGACCCTTGAGTAATGGCAACACCATTTGCTCCATGACCTGTCGGAGCTACAGTTAAAGTCTGTGCTCCAGAAGTATTATTAAAAAAGATATAGTTATTTTCTACAGCAGGTACAAATACATGAATATCACCTGATAAAGCTCCTGTAAATTCGATTACTTTGTTTGAAGACTCAGCGTCTGGATCAGCGTTTGCTGTTGTTAAAGTAACGTTAGCTGAGCCCGCAACAGATTTAGATAAATATCCTGCTGCAAAAGCATCTAATGTTTCTAAATTTGTATTGGTGTTATTTCCCCATGTGTTGGCGTTAGCGCCTGTTTCCATGAGCTCTAGTTTGAGTCTATCTGAATATGTACTTGCCATGTTTTATACCTCTTTAAAATATATCTTTTTTAATCCTTCAAGCAACATTTTTTTATGCTGCTACTGAGGTCCAAGTATTACTTGCACCTGTTACTACATTAGCCCATGGGGTTGATCGCATATTACCTAATATGACAGACATTTCAACACCCGTTGGGGTTACTATCGCACTACCTGATATGGTTTCTGTGCCTTCAGCAAACTGTATTGATACTCCAGTTGTTGCTACGTTGACACCAGTTCCTGTTTGAGTGGTCGCTGTTCCTAAAGTAGTGTTTGCTTGAGCGCCTGTCATGGTGAAGTTTGCGTCACCTGTCATTGCTAAAGTGCCAGTATCAAATGTTGAAGTTATTGATGTAATATCTACTTGTGTAAAGATATCAATTTCTATCGCACCAATAGCAAAGTCCATTTGGTCGCCAGGAGCAGATGTAGTGACACTACCATCAGCAATAATAGTTGGGTTTGCTAAAGGTATGGTAATAGGTAGTCCTGTTACGCTTATGATTTGATCAGTAACAAGAGATACCGATCCTAAAGTTGTTGTGACTGCATTTCCTGTGACAGGAGCATCAACACCTGTGCCTGTTTGAACTGAGGTCGTTCCTGTGAAAGTAGAAATAGATTCGCCAGTAACATTAGCAAAAAATTCTATATTCTCTCCCCATTGGAAAGATCCCCAAGTATTTCTTCCCCAACCTGCATCGACTGTTGTGATAACAGTTTCAGTGCCATCAGCAAATGACATCTCAACACCTGTCGGTATTACGCCATGGCCTTCTCTTACGGAAACAGTTCCCGTTGCTGTATTTGATTGAACTCCTGTTAAAGGATAAATAGATTCTGGTTCACCAATAGCTTGTCCTAGTTCAGCAGGAGCTTCAACTCCTGTGAGTGTGACTAAGGCATCACCAGTCATGGTGAGGCTACCAGAATTAGTGTTTGATTGAACTCCCGTTAGTAAAACGGAATAAGCATCGCCCCATACTTGGCTACCCCAAGCACGTCTTGACCAACCGTCTTCTACAGTGCCATCGGCTACAACAGAAGATATGGTTACATTTGATGAAACCGTCGTGGGGAAAGCTGTTGTACTAGCTTGATTTCCCCATTGACCAACGTTCCAAGAACCTTCACCATATGAGTTGGACATAAGGACCTCCTATGGATTAGGAAATCCTTAAAATCGCATTAGTTGCATCGTTCGTTGGAAACTGAATTGTGAATGTACCGTTTGTTGATGTTTTTACACCACCAAAATCTAATACTGCAATCGCTGCATTTGTATTCGCTGATGAAGTGTTATAAATCAAAGCTGCTTGAGCTGAGATTGTTGCACTTGTAAATGATAAATCATCAAAGTCTACAAAAGCTGTTGATGCTGTTGCGTTAGTTTTGGTTAAGCTGACGTTTGCATTTTGTAAAGTGCCACCGCCTGCTGCGTATGTGCCTGATGCTCCTACTTCATTAGTAGCAGAATAGGCTGATGTGTTTGCATCCAAAGTCGCAGAACTTGTATAGAGAGCGAGATTGACTGTATCGCTTGATATATCATGATCGCCATCTAACAACTGCTGTTTGAATGTTGCACAAACTGCTTGGTTAATTGCCATTTTTAACTACCTCCCGGGTCTACTGATCTTAGAGGGAGTCGTAATACACCATCAGAATACTCGTCCCTACGTTTACGTCCCATCTGCTCATTGGCATAAAGCTGAAGAGCTTGTTGGAACTTCTGTTCGTATAATTGCATATCTTGTGTATTTTTCAAGTAGGAAAAAGTTTCACCAAGTACGCCATATAAAAGAACCTCAGGTGCATTGTTAGATAGGAAAGTAGTAGCACTAGCGTTGCTCGTATCTATGTGTTGTGGAGTTTCATCATACCACATTTCGATTGTATAAACTTGATCGGGAGTAGGAGCCATGATTAAATTTGTGGCGTCCCAGTTAGCCCAATATTTAGGAACTCCATTTGTAGAGCTGCCTGCTTGACTTCTAGTTATCGAATACTCATCAATAAAGGTAGCATCTCTTTGCTGCATCCAAGTAATATTATTATTGGCATCAATTACTTGTAATCCTCGTGCAAAACGAAAACCACCTTCGGGGCCAGAAACATCTAAAAAAGCATTATTTGCTGTGCAAGTCGTCGTTGCATATCTTCTTTGATCATCGCTATCAACTTCTCTTGCTACTTTGTTTTCTACATTTGTAATAAATACATTGATAACTGCATTAGTTAATACATCAGAAGTTACCTCTGTGTAGTTTCTTACATTTGTTAATAATTCGCTATAGTTCATGATATTACGATTGTCACTCTACCAACTCTACTCTTCACAATCAAGTCGCCATTTACCTCTGATGGTTGCATACCATTACTAGAAAATAAACTTTGATTAGGATTTCCCACTTGAACAACAATAGGTTCTTCTCTGTCGGGTCTAGGATTTTGTAATGCTTCGGGATCGGGTCTAGAATAAGGTGGATCTAATTGAGGATGTTTTGGTTCAAAACATTCAGGACAAACAAATAATCCATTCCATTCTTTTTTTAAATCTAAGTAAGGATACTGATAGCCACATCGATCACAAATAGCTTGTGAATATTTACCTGTGGCGAAGGACATGATTAACTCCTAAAATAGTTTTGTGGTACAAGGTGCACGGAAGTTCGCTGACCATCCTCGGTCAATGCTCTTTGTAGTTCATCTTCGTAATACATTTTCATTTCTTGTACTCTTCCAGGACTATGTTTTTGTGCTAGATAAAAAGCCAAACCAGAAGTCATACAAGGTAAAAATCTGTATGGTGCATCGGGAGTATTTGTATAGGCTCCTGCGTCTTCAATTCTAGCTAAGTAATAATAATTAATTTGAGTATCTGTTGTATTTGGTGTGAGATACAAATTAATTTCTACATTCGATAAATTTCTTCTCACATAATATTGTGTGGGAATACCTGTAGAACTTTTATTTGGTATCGCTTGATACTCTGATCTTGAAACTTTTGTCATGGTAGTATCGGTGCTACCATTTCTAAATACTGCTTCTAAGACATCACTTGTATCTGCTGGAGCAGTATAGGTTGTAGTATTGGCTACCAGGTTTTGTGTATGATTGACAACCTTCCAAAGATGAACTCCTCTGTTGCCCCACTCGGACAATAAAAGATTCAAACTTCTTCTAGCTGATTTTAAATCATAACCTGTTCTGACTTGCTTACCAATTCGCTCAAAAGACTCTTCGATAATCTCGTCGATATCTAGATTAAAATCTGTTGTTCCTGAAGTAGCCATACTAAATTACTTTCCCATTGCCATGGCTTTACGTGGAGAAACCATTCCGCCACCACGTTTTTTCATCATACCACCGCCACGCTTCTTCATGACTTGCTTTTTCTTTGCCATGCCTCCGCCTCGCTTTTTGATTACTTGTTTCTTTTTACCCATCATGATAGTTACCTCTTTTTATTTAATTGTTCGTACGTACGTTGGCGTTCAGCTACGACTTCTTCGTAGTATTCTTTCGGCCATTTCTCATAATAGCCTATCTTATGGAGTTTGCAACTTGCTTCGTAGAGCTGTTTAAACTTCTGTATTAGCATCATTGAATATTCTAGTTCTGAGTGCTCAATAGGTTCTTCGGTAGGATCACAGAGAAAAGCTTCACTATCGGGATCAGCAGGCGTTTCTGGATGAAAGCCCATAAAATAAACATCTCGTCTATTATAGGTCTTATTATAAAAATCTATCTTATCTTGAAATTGTTCTGGTGTGTATTGCTCAAAGAATGGATCACAGTAAATAATAATATCATGTTGTTTCTTATTCCAAGATTTAATGACATCGGTTAATTGCTTTTCATATTTGGATTTATCCATACGAACTTCAATTCGTAATTTATTATCTTTTCTCCATTTAGCTGCAAAAGGACAGGCGGGAAAACCGATGTGTTTGTTCATTGGTTCTAAGACTGTCTTAGACCAATTGATTACATCAAGTTTTATTTTTTCTGCTTGTTTTCTTCTTGACAATTGTTTTAACCATAGAGGGCTTAGGTCCTGTGTTTCCTGCTTTCTGTTTTCTTCTAACAGCGGAAGCTTTTTGCCCTCTAGACATACTTCTTGCTTTTGCTAAAGGAACACATTTAGGATAGTTCTTCCTCTTCTCTCCTCCACTACGACCACATTTAGGATAGCTGCCATCTGCTTTTTTATTAGCGATGTCCACCCATTTTTCTCCTACCCACTTACGAAGTCCCATTAGAGTTTCTTTGTGACCTTTCTTCTATTCGCCATCACACCACCACAACCTTTAGCGATACCGCCTTGGTTATAATTGGAAACTTTTTTTCTATCTTGTGATACTTTATTAATCATACCACCATCAGCTTTTTTATTTTTCTTGCCGCCAGGTGTTACTTTACCAGAGCACACTGCACTCGCATACATATTTGCATATGCTGAGGGGTACACTTTAAATTTTCTTTTTGCGGCGGCTTTTCCTCTTGCGCATAGTTTTCCCATTACGTTTCACTCCTGGTTTCGTTATCTGTTGTCTCATTTGACTCCGGCTGATCGTCATGAACACACCTTGCACATTCGCACATACAGGATGTTCCACAATGACAAGAACAACCGCATAACTGACATTGTTTCATCAGTGAATTGCACCAATTTCAAAATCTGGTTCAAATACAATATCTAATTCCTCTTCCATTAATATTCCTTATAATTTTTAATTAAAAACTCTTCCATCCAAGACATTTTATCATCCATGGACTTTAGCTGTGCTTTAATCACAGCAATATCTTGTTGCATTTGTGTAACACTATCTGCCTTTTCTTCAACAGCGTTTAATCGCTCAGACCACATACCCCATGTCATAATCATAGTTCCGATTAAGACTAAATAAGGTAAAACTGTTTTAATATCTATTTTCATTTTGATGTTGCACTCATTCCAGATAAAGGATTATTTAACGCTTTATCTACGCTTAACTTTAACTCATCTTCAATTAATTTCAACTCATCAAATATCTCTCTTATATCTTCTTTTTGTCTATCTTCCACGTCATTTACAATTTCAGTAATGTGTCGAATATCATCCGCTTGTTGACGTAAATCCGCCTTCATATCTGAGCGCATGTCACGTGCTACGTCACTGATTATGGTAATTTCATCTAATATCATATCTAATTCTGATTTAATAACAGCGATCTGCTCATCATAGTGCGAAAGGTCCGGGGCAGTGTATTCTAAAACTTGGGCCTTCATCGTGAGATAATCGTCATAAAATTTATAACCAGTCCATCCACCACCAATAATAGCACCTATCAAAGATAGAATAATGAAGAATTTTCCTCCTGAAAACTTAAGTCCTTGATACTCAATACTGGCCATTTATCATGTTCTCCATAGTTTGATCTTGTGCTAATTGAAACAACATACCATATTGATCCTCAATTGTAACAGACAAATATTCGTTGATGTCAACATCGGTCAATGTTTTTAATGCATAGTTTTGAAAG